GAAGGTAATGAGTTATATTGGGAGGATTGGCAACAGCTAATATTTAGAACACAAGAACGTATTATACTTGACTTTAACCCATCTGATGAATACCATTGGATTTATGATAATGTTATAACAAGAGAAGATTGTGCATTTTATAAAACTACTTATTTAGATAATCCTTTTTTAGAAGATATAATTAAAGATGAAATAGAAAGGTTAAAAGAAACAGATGACCAATATTGGCAAATTTACGGATTAGGGGAAAGGGCAAGTAGTATTAATACTATATTTAAATATGCAGAGGTAAATAAAATACCAGAGGATGCTAAGTTAATAGCTTATGGTATGGATTTTGGCTATAGTAACGACCCTACGACACTTGTAAGTGTGTTTGTTATGGAACATAACTTATATATTAAAGAGCATTTATACAGGACTCAAATGACAACGCAAGACATTAATAAATTTTTAAGGGAACAAAACTTATTAAGTAATCCAATATATGCTGATAGTGCAGAGCCAAGACTTATAGCAGAACTTAGAAGAATGGGGCATAATATATTCCCAAGTTTAAAAGGTAAGGATTCAGTTAATGCAGGTATTGATTTATTAAAGAGATATAAACTACATATTACATCTGACAGTAATAATGCTATACAAGAGTTCAGGAATTATAAATGGAAAGAGGACAGAAGTGGTAAATTAATTAATGTTCCTGAAGATAAACACAACCATATTATTGACCCCTGTCGTTACGCTACCTACTCTATATTATCACGACCTAACTTTGGTAAATATGCTATACGATAAAAAGTGTACTAAATGTGGTAATCAATACACTTACATAGGTTCTGCACAGAATGGTTTTATGTGGTTATGTAAAAAATGTAACCATTTAGATTGGGCACCTAAAAAAAAATAATACATATATTTTTCTGTCTAATATATTTTATATATATTTGTTATATAATAATACTAAAACAAAACAATATGAAACTAACATTCGAAGAAAACTCAGCATTAATAGATGTTGAGTCAACATTAAAAATGTTATCTGATGCAGATAATTTAAGACCATATCAAAAAGAATGGGTTGTAAAATCTTTTAAAAACATATCTAATTTTAGGTATCAAAACCAATAATATGGGAACATCAAAAGATATTTTATTAGATAAAATAGATAAGTTAAAAAAAGAATTAGAATTAGCTAAAAAACATACTTATGTATATGAAACCACTTCATTACATTGTAACGATGGAGAATTTTATATGTATTATGGAGATGATAAGTGTGTTGTATTTAATGTTGAAACTTTATTCAAAGATTTACCATTTATGATTACACAAGTAGTTAAAGAACAAGCTAAGATGCAAGATTGGCATTTGGAAAGATTAACAGAATCATTAAAAGAAATACAAGATGAAAGTAAATAAAGTTTATAAAGTTATAAGACCAATGAGAAAATTTGGTAATTTAATAAAAGATATTTTTATACCTGATAAATCAAATCATTTTTGGATAAGGGTTAAAGAAAGTGTAGAAACAAAAGAGGAGAAACAAAAACAAATATTTAAAATAATAGAACTATTAGACAACAGAATTGAAATAAATGAACAAAATACAGAACACTAAAGACCTATCTTTTTATAGCAACTCAATACTATTTACTAAACTTTTAAATAAAAAAGTTAATGATAATATAGATGACAAAGAATTAGTTATAATGCAAGAATTATTAATAGACATATTTTTTTATGTAAACAACTTGCAAACTCATTATGCTAATTGTAAAATGATGAATAGTAAATACAGAGAACAACGTAATGATGCTTTGTTAATAGCTGATGAATTAAGAGATGAAATTGAATGGAATGAAAATAATGTTATATAAATTTTTTAGTTTAATATATATTTTATATATTTGAATTATATTAATAATAAAACAAAACAAAATGAAAAAGAACTTAATTTTTTACAAACACAAATTATTTCAAAACACAGATGACAAAGATGAAACTTGGTATGAACTTGTATGGTTTACAGATTATGGAACTAAAAATCAAGAAATACAAACTAAAAGTTTTGATACTGTGAAACAAGCAGAGAAATTTATACAATTTCAAGAGAACTTAATTCAATATAAAAATTTTATATAATGTATAAAAAATTCTTAAAACAAGACCCTAACAACTGGAAATGGTTAATTGCTATTCACGTAGTTGTTTATTCAATAATATTAATTTTAACTATAAAAATATAAATTATGTATTTTAACTCACATCATTACGAAACTTTAAATCCAGATGCTTATTGGGATAGAAAATTTAATCATCTTACACCAGATGAAATAAAACTAAAAATTACAGAAATAGAAAAAAAAGGAGAAGATGTAACTGTAAGAGAAGTAACAATTTTAGAATATTTAAAAAGAAAATAATTTAACAGGGGGGTCGACAAAACAATCAAGGTGGATAGCTATAAGGTGTACAACTTTTAACCACTACAACGGGGCAGGAGAGCCAAAATAGACCCTCCACAATTAAAATATAAACAATGAATAATATATCAAATACAATAGAAGTTGAATACGAACATTTTTTATTAGAAGTAGATTATGATTGGAGAAAAGGACACGCAGGTAATTATTTTTACCCACCAGAACCAAACGAAACAGATATTAATAACGTAATAGTAATGGGTTATATAAATGATGATGGTAGTATTGAATATTTAGATACAAAGGTTAAATTTGAAATGTATGATTTATCAGAAAAACATATATTAGAAGAAATAGAATATGATGTTGAAAGTTTAATGTAATAATTTAGTTTGTTTTGTTTAAATTAGGTGCTTAGAAATAGGCACCTTTTTTTTTGTTATAAAATTGCTAATTAAATACGTTATATAAATATGGAAATAAACATTAATATACCAACAAGCTTAAAAGACATTACATTAAAACAGTATAAAAAGTTTATTAAAATTCAAGAAGGTATTGAAAACACTACCTTTTTACAATTAAAAATAATAGAAATCTTTTGTCAAGTAGATTTAAAAATAGCTAAAGCTATGCGATATAATGATGTTGAACAAATTACATCAGATATATTAAACCTATTTAGTAAAACTCCTCAACTTGTAACTACATTTAAAATGAATAATATTGAGTATGGTTTTATACCAAACTTAGATGATATGACTTTAGGAGAATATATTGACCTTGATACATATACAGGAGATTATGAAAACATTGAGGTTGCTATGAATGTATTATACAGGCCATTAGTAACTAAATTGAAAAATAAATATTTAATTGAGGATTATAATCCAGACACAAAAGAGCAAATGCTTGATATGCCTATGGATGCTGTAATATCTTCAATGTTTTTTTTTCTGAATTTAGGAATAGAATTATCGAATATTATCCTGAGCTCTTCGGAGGAGGTCAAGAATCTACAACAAGTAGACTTGGGCAATTTTCAGCAAAATATGGTTGGTATCAATCAATTTTTGCCCTATCTAAAGGAGACATTACAAGATTTAAAAATATCACTAAACTAAAATTTCAAGAATGTTTTTTAATGTTAGCATTTATGAAAGACAAAAATCAGTTAGAAGCTGAACAAATAAAAAAACAATTTAAATGAGCCAACAAGGAATAAGAGGATTTTATCAACTAACACAAACTATCAAAGACCAATTATTAGCTGACATTAATGTTAATACAGTTAGTACAGGCGATATATACGATGTTAATTTAAATAAGCAAGATATATTTCCACTTGCTCATATTATAGTAAACAACGTATTACAACAAGAACAAACATTAACTTTTAATATAAGCATAATTGCTATGGATATTGTTGACCAAAGTAAATCAGAAACTACAGATAGGTTTACAGGTAATAATAACGAACAAGACATATTGAATACTCAGCTTGGTGTATTAAATAAAGTTATACAAGTTTTAAGAATGGGAACATTACATCAAGATAAATACCAATTAGATACAGACGTTAACTGTGAACCATTTTACGATAGATTTGAAAACCAATTAGCAGGTTGGACAGCTACTATGGATATAATGATATATAACGACATAAGAATCTGTTAATGAATTATAACGAATTAGACATAGCATTAAAAGATTTTGGAAGATATGTAGTTGAGCAATCAAAAGCTAATCTACAAAAAGATAAAAAAGGTGGTGGAGATTTATACAACTCTATAAGCTATAAATTCAGACAAGAAACAAATGCTTTCTTATTAGAATTTTTAATGGAGGATTATGGTATGTTTCAAGACGAAGGAGTTAAGGGTGCTAATCCAAGTTTAATAAAAGGGGGTAAACAAAAAGCACCTAATAG